CAATATCTATACCAAATAATTTAGCTGAGTAAAAAAGAAAAATATAACGATAGTATATGAGAAGGAACAAAACACGAAGAAAAATAAAATATGGCGGAAATAGTAATACAAAAAGAAAAGGAAAAAACCATAATGAAGCAAACAAATTGAATAAATCAGAAAAATTTGTAAAATTGAATTGTAGTCCAGAAAATAAAAATTTAAATTCTTATACGTGTTATTCTCAAGAAGATTTATATAAATTGCGAGATGTATGGAACGCAAGACATCCAGATAGAAAGATTAAGACAGAGGATACAAAAGAAATATGGAAGACAATAAAAGAATATTATAAAGATAGCTGTAACAAAGAGTCATGTTGGATCGAAAAAATAGCAGATGGGACAAAATTGGAAAAGGAGTTAATAGATTCATTTGCACCAGAATCTCCAGATGTATGGAAAAAAAAGTCCTAACGAATGGTTATCCAGTGTAGATATTAATAAAGTAATGAAACAATATGAGAAAAAATATAAGTGTTTTGATTTTATGGGACCGTCACCAATAGATTTTGATACTTACGAGTTGTTTGGTGGATGTGTTTGGGAAGAATTATGCCATTTTAATTTAGAAGAGCAGATTAAAAAAGGAAAAACAAAAATTGGTATTATATTTAATACAGATCCTCATTACAAAGATGGTAGTCACTGGATTTCTCTTTTTATTAATATTAAAAAGGGAACCATTTTCTTTTTTGATAGTGCAGGGAATAAAGTGCCACCTCAAATTATGAAATTTGTAAATAGAGTGATTAAACAAGGAAATAAATTAGAACCCAGAATAAATTTTAAATTTGATCAAAATTATCCAGTGGAACATCAATACGGCAATACGGAGTGCGGTGTGTATAGTTTGTTTTTTATCGTTCATATGTTAGAAGATAAGATTACTGGACATTATTTAAAAACACACATATTAAAGGACAAGTATATGGAAAATTTTAGAAAAATATATTTCAATACTGATCTATAATCTATAATCTAATAAATGATTTAAATATAAAATATAAATTATATAATCAGAATAATGTTTTCACAAATGTTAAAACAAACAAAAAAATACATTGTAGAATATATTTGGATAGACGGAAATAATAAACTACGATCTAAAAATAAAATTTTACTGTTACCTGAAAATATATCCTTACATAATTTTGGTAGTTGGAATTACGATGGTAGCTCAACAAACCAAGCAACCACAGAATCATCCGAACGATTTTTAAAGCCAGTCTATTATTGTAATAATCCATTTGTGAGTAAAAATTATAACGGATATTTAGTATTTTGTGCCACTTACGAAGATGCCGAACATACAAAACCTACAAAAAACAATAATTTTGTGAGTTGTCATAAAATTTTAGAGAATGAATCAAACAAACTGACAAAACCCTGGTTTGGATTTGAACAAGAATTCTTTTTATTTAAACACGAAAACACAAATAACACCAAAATCCCTCTTTGTGGCGATAAATATAACGAGCAAGGACAATATTACTGTAGCGTCGGTAGCGAAAATGCGTTTGGGCGTCATATTATGGATCAATTTATTGAATTTTGTATTGAAGCTGGATTAGATATCTATGGCACAAATTCTGAAGTAGCACCAAGTCAATGGGAGTTTCAAATTGGAACAGTTGAGGGTATCAATGCTGCTCATCAATTATGGATTGCGAGATATATTTTAATTCGAATTTCTGAAAAATATGATGTTTGTGTAGATTTCCACCCCAAACCACACACTGAAATCAATGGTTCTGGATGTCATACAAATTTTTCTAACGTACTAACAAGAAAACCCGGAGTTGGTTTTGAAAATATGAAAAAAATGTTTGTAAATTTAGAACAACATCACTTAGAACATATTCTTTTTTACGGAGAACATAATGAACTTAGACTAACTGGAATTCATGAAACAGCCAGTCTTGATAAATTTAGTTGGGGGGTATCCAGTAGAAATACAAGTATTCGTGTCGGAACAGAGGTTGCTCAAAATGGGTGTGGATATTTTGAAGATAGAAGACCTGCGAGTAATTGTGATCCTTATTTGGTAATAGGTCTTTTGGTAAAAAATACATCTTTAGATGCGAATTCATAAACAATATTGTAAACAATTTAAAAATTATTTACAATATAATAGAAAGACATAAATATAATTAATGTTATCTCGAACAAATACGTGTAATGGATATTTAGAAGAGTCAGATAGTTCAGAGTTTATGTATAACTCTGACAATTCGATTATTAATACTTCAAATATTAATACGATTGATACTTCCAATATAGATAATAATGATAATAATGAAGAATCGATCGGATCTGAATTATCCAATTTGTCAGATGAAGTATTAAATGAAGTATTACTTAAAAAATATAATGACAGAATTTATAAAAAATTTTGGAGAATAAATGACTATATTTGTGCTTTATTATTCCTTATTATTATTACACTCATCATTAGCATAACACTGTTCGCGATTTACAAACTAACAAATAGCAAAAGATATTTATATAATTATTCTGTTATTGGTTTTTTTACAACGTTATGTTTGTCGTGTTGTCTTGGTAGCTGTCTTAAATATAGAACTGAAATAAATAATAAATAACTGCTTGTTATATCCTTTCATACTATTATATTTTATTTATAATAGTATAAAAATGTATTGTTATTTATATTTATTATAATATTAATGAACAATATTACTTCGTTTTTAACCAAACAAAATATTAAAATACTTTGGGATGTTTTGTTAGATGAACTACGTATTGATACAACTAACAACCAAATTGTTTCCAATATTCGCACCGTTTTTGAAAGTAACATACATCCATTTACTTCCAGAGCTCCCAAAAATATATTACTTGTAGATCTGAATAAGCAATTCCTATCACAGGTCCTTCTTGCCGTTAATCGATTATTTCCTGGTTTAAAACAAGAACAAGAAGTGAAACGAATAAATATTAGTTCTGAGGAAATACAAATACAAGAGCCTTATAAAATAGAAGATATTCTTACGGCAAGACAAACCAATTTTGAAAAACAAGTTAAACAAAAACAAATCGAGTTTGATAATTCTATTAATTTACAAAGACCTCAAGAATTGGACTTTTCTGAAAAGTTAGATGATGGAAAAATAAAAGAAATGGATGCTCTGATTGCAGAAACAATCGCTCGCAGAAAATTTGAAGTAGAGCAATACAAACCTATTTTAAATACAAATATAAATATAAATACGAATGCGAACATGTTAGAAATAGAATCAGATCAAAATCAGGATATAACACAATCGAATAATTTGGAAACTGAGGTAAATCGAAAACTTAAATATATTAATATAGATAATAATACGAATAATATTACACTCAATGAATCAATAAACAAAAAAAATAATAATGCTTTACAAAAGAAAAAAGTTAGTTGGATTGAGAACAAACTAACAAATAATAATGATACTGTTGTTAATGACAATAATAATTTCTTTTTTAATGAAAAACAAGATAACTTAAGTCCTTTATCGAATGTAGTTACGAGCAGTAATCTTTTTAATAAGATTAAAAAGATAAACCCTTCCAATGATATTGGATCTGAGTTTAAACTAACAAAACCCATTTTAGCACCAATTATTTCTAATAATGAATTTAGCGAATTGAATAGAAAATACGATATTTTAAATAACAAGGTTGATGTATTAATTGATTTAATAAGTAAACTAACAAATCAATTGGAGAAACATGAGTATGAAAACACAAATAACGATATATAAAATAATAATTTCAATTTACAAATTTTGACGGACGATCTCGTATTCGCCCTGTTTATTTTTCACTAATTTACCTAACAAAATAGGATTTACTCCTGGTATTTTTTTTGATTGGATAACACTGTCATAATCATATATTTGATTGGTATCCAATCGCAACATATATTGTTTTCCTGTATTTTTTATTGTGATTGGTCGGACCTCCCAATCATTTATTTTTCTATTTATATCAGCGATTGTATCATTTTGATCTTGTTCAATAGTTGGATTGTATGAAAAACTATTTACAGTCGGTTCTCCAAAACTCAAACACACAATTCCTTCTTTTGCGTTTGATTTGCTGTGAGTAACACAATCAATGGAACTTGACTTAACCGCGTTCAAAATTTGACTACTAAGATTCTCTTTGATCATCGAGATTTCATATAGTTTTTCATCTGATGACTGTGGTAAAAAAGGTGCGTTATTCGATCTATCCTTTAATTTGGTTTCAATACCAAAAGGTCCATTCAGTTGTTCTTGTGTAAAAATCATTATGTATATAAACACTTGAACCGTTCTTAGTTCAATTGGTAATCCCTGATGCGAACATATGCGTCGTGCACGACCAATGACTTGTTCGAGACGAACTGGGTGCCAGTATGGTTCCATAATATGGACATAACGTGTATTTCTTAAATTAATACCTTCTGATCCGGCCGATGTAATCATTAGAACCTTTATAATTTCTCCCATATTGTTATTGTTACTAATTGTTCTTAATTTCGCAGCAATGTTGTTGGGAACATAATTCCAGTCGCCATTGTATATATTACGTATTATTTCTCTTTCTTCTGAATCTTCTGTTCCAGTATAAAGAGCGTAATGGGGTTTTCCCATATCTTCATCACTTGTTACTATATCCCAGTGATCCGCTCCTGTTTTTGTAATCTTAAATCGTGCGTATCCATTTGCTTCCAGTGCTAACGAGAATACTTCTATGCCTTCCATAGAACGAAACTGACTATAGACAAGATGTAATCCTTGATGCTCAGGATCATCGATATTTTCAATCATAGCTAAAAACTTAGGACTAAATGTTCGGAGACCTTCTAAACTGAGATATTTGTTTTTATATTTTTTCAAAAAATCTAATGTTTCTGCCATTGCTCTTTTATAATTTGGATTTGTTGCTGTTTTTTCAAGGATTTCATCACCTTCCAATTCAGATTTGTCTCGGTTGTTTGCGTCAATATCCTTATATCCTTCAATCGCAATTATTTCATCCTCATTCTTTGCACTGTCAAGATATTCTTGATAAGGATCTTCTTTGTTTGGCGATCCTTCACCTCCATGTGTTTCTAGTTCATCGATTTCGATATCTTCTTCCTCTTCCTCTTCCTCTTCCTCTTGTTCAGAGTCCCCTCCCCCCCTTGCTTTTTTATTCTTCTTTTCCATTTCCTTAGCCAACGCCTTAGCTTCCTTTTCCAATTGTTTGGCTTGTGCCTTAGCTTCTTTTTCCAATTGTTTGGCTAACGCTTTTTCTTCCTTTTCTCTTTCCTTGGCGAGTGCTTTTGTCTCCTTCTCTAATTGTTTTGATTGAGCCTTCATTTCCTTTTCTTCTGCCTTTTTTGTATTTAATTTTGGCTGCTGTATTTTATCTTGTGCTTCCATTTCTTCTTTTTTCTCCTCTTCTCCATGCTTTTCCAAATTATAGTTTATCATTTTAATTTCACCTGGATCAGGACGTCCAGGGGGACGAGGCATAACAAAATTACAAAACAAACGCGAAAATATCTTATATGTCGATGATGGCGACATAAATAGACCATCCTTATCTATTTGTACCTTCTTGTTAGGCGACGTTTTTTCCATTTGTCTCTCTTTCTGTCTTGCTTCTTCATAAATTTGGAATTGATAGTTACTCATAGGTATTTTTACAACTATACGATCAAATTCCTTATCATATTTTGGAAGCAACTCTTCCTGGGCACTTTTAAAATAAGAAGTCAGGCCCATTATTCTGCGTTTAAATTTTTCACTATTTATGAGATTTCCATTTTCTTTGTTTATAAAATTACTAATAAACACATCTAATGTATCAGGTAATGCTGTATTCACAGTAAATGTAATTCCTCTGGGATTCACTTGTATATCATTTTTCTTCAATATTTTCGTAATTCGACTAATAAATTCTTCGTCGCTCATCACACCGCGTTCATCCACTACTAATTTCCCATTTTTATCAATGGTTTCATTTCTGTTATATACTCCTCTATATCCAGACTCTTCTTTTATTTTATTCTCGAATCCAAATGGATTTCTTGTAATCGTTAGTATTTTTGAACTAGGAATATAATCAATGTAATCTAATAATTTCTCTTTTGAAAAGATTTCTTGTAAGGCTTCTCGATTTATTTTCTTATTCGTTTCAATATTCAATGGTAAATTCCATGTTTTTATGTATCCGCGCAAAATATTAAAAAGTATTCCAATCTCATTAGGAAAATTTATAACAGGCGTTCCTGTTAATAAAACAATACGACAATTTACTGCACGTAATAAAAATTCGTATAATTGCAATGCTAACGGTGCTGGCATAGTCTCTCCTGGACCGCGACGTTTTTCTGAAAATTTGCTGAACTTATTTATTTTATTTACAATTCTACTAATTAAATTATGTGCTTCGTCGATAATAACAACCGAATTATCAAAAATATTTGTTTCAAAATTATTTGTCATTTCTCTAAATTTTTCTCTGCGTAATCCATTATAATTTATAAATTTGTATTTATATTGTATCATCTCGTCTAACTGTTCATTTAAACTTTGTTTATCTTGTGTTGATAATATGTCGTAATTAGATACTTTTGTGACATTTACTAACCATGCTCCTTGTCGTCGTTTAATATATTCAACTGTAAGACCCAAGACACCAGACAATGTATTTACCATTTCAGAATTATTATTCACAGAAATCCATTCCCAGAATTGATTTTTTCTAAAAAGCAGATCTCCACATTTTTTAATTTCTTCGATATAGTTTCGTCGCAAAGAAGCTGGAGTTAATACAATTATTTGCTTGAATCCCTTTAATCCTTCAGCAATCGCAATAGAACTACACGTTTTCCCTGATCCCAATCCATGGAATAATAATAAACCTCTGTAAGGAGTATATAAATTGATGTAATCTTTTACAATTTTTTGATGTGTGAGCAATCCAGTTTTTCCAGTATCTTTACCAATATTGTCACATGATATATTTTTTGTTTCATCTAATAAATCTTCTTTGTATGGCTCAAAAAGATTATTTATAAAATTAACAAATATTTCCCTGTTATTCATGTAGTAACTGGAAGCACGAATATCATACACAGGAGGAGGTGGTAATCTATTTCGTAAAGTGGTATCCCCGATTTGTATCATTTCTTCCGGTCCTAAATTAATTACTCCGATTTCTGCCCGTTTCGTATATCTTGTTTTTGGTTTATTTGTTATGATTGGCATTTCTTTTTCAATATCAATCAGTTGAGGTTCGTCTTCAACAATATCTTCTTTTTGTTCTTCTAACAAAATTGTTGTTGCTTTTTGTTTCTTTGGCTTCGTTTTTTTCACTAATTCTTCATTTATAAAAGGAGTCTTTGTGGGTTCAATTAGTTGTTCTTCAGGAAACTTATTTACAACTTTTGTTAGTTTATGTGCCTCCAAACGTTTTAAAATATCTACTGCGGTAGATCCATTGTCCTTTTCAATTATAATTTTAGTTACAGGTTTGGGTTCTTCATTTTTTAACATCTGTAGTGATTGTTCTGGAAGAATGACAACCTTTATGTCTGTTTCTTTATTTACTACAGGTTTTTTATTAAGTTTTTGAGTTAATATTGCTAAATTATTCATTACTTATATAC